CCTGAAACCAGTTACTGATCCGCGTTGCGTCTTAGACTAATAACACGTTATTAGGCACAGTAGCTAGACACCTGAAACCAGTTATTGATCCGCGTTGCGCCCTAATAACAACGTTATTAGGACAATGTTCGGTAATGTTCGCTTAATGTTCGTAATGTTCGGTAATGTTCGCTTCAGTCCGAACATTATGCTCCTGTAGCAAGTAGTGGTAGGACGTGCCTAGAGTTGCTTGGGTTTACCTATCAAATCTTTGTATATCTTATTAAATCTATTTTTTTTTATAATGTTCGTTTTTAGTAAAATTACGCACGGACATTGTGGCGGGCCCCCTCTATTGTTCGGTTTTCCCCGCCTTCTCCCCCTCCCTTCCCGCAGCCCTTCATACCGCCCGAACCAGCGAACAATCGAACATTCCTTGTTTATCAATGACTTGCTTGCGAACAATAGCCGAACATTACACAGAACAACAGAACATTACACTTTTAGCCACTCCCTACTACGCCTGATAGTCGCTTGACAAGCCCTGCTACCTTTGATATAATGGGCCTGTATTTTTATGACATGTTGTACCAAGGGGTCGAGACCTGACCCCGCATTAGCAAGACCTAATAACGGTGTTATTAGGACACACACTAGGAGAAAGCAAAAATGAGTGACATCAACCACCCAAGCATGCAAGCGACACTGGACCACAATTTGACGAGCGGCATTGACGCTGCCACCACCGTTGTGAAGTTCACGCACCGCGCATGGAACACAACACGCAAAGCCAAGGATGCCGACAAGGCAGTCATAGAGCGGTTCCGGAATCAGGAAGGCTCCAGCACTGTCAGTAAAGATTTACTGGGAGGTAAGAACACACGAGGTGGTGCGCTGGTGTGGGAGATCGGCAAAATCGACGGTACGTCTCGCAACTACCACTACGCCAACACCGTCCCACTGTTGGGTGCACGCTCACTGGGTGTGCTGCCTAACTCCAGATTCGCGGAGTTTGTCGAGTGGTTCTCAGAGCGTAAGAGTCAGGTCTGGTACCCCAAGGTGCAGGAGTTCCTGCATGTATATGACGAGTTGTATGCGGAGTTAGAGGTGCAGGGTTTCAGTGAGTTGGCCGACGGTCTCGGCCTGCTGTTCGATCCGTCCCAGTACCCGACGCCCGAGGTCATGCGTGGTTACCCCGACCCCGTACGTGTTGAGGCTCTGAAGGTGCAGGGTAAAACATTAGAGGAGGCACACGACATCGCGTTTGCCGAGGAGGCATCCGATCCGTTCTATACCAAGGAGCAGTTGCGTCGTTCCGGTATGTTCCGGTTCGGGTTGGAGGGTCCGATGCGCTTGGGTTCGATGATGGAGGCGCAGAACAATCCCATCCTGAATATCGAGCGTGACGCAGCCGATGCACTTCGAGAGCAGATGATCGCTGCACATCAGGGCATGGTCAACGGGGTAGTTGAGGATGTCTACGCAGTGGCCGTGGACCGGCTGACCCACCTAGGCGAGCGACTCGACTATACCGACGCTGACCAGAAGAAAGTGTTTCGTAGCAGCATCACATCGAATCTGGAGACAGCGTTAAAACTGTTCGATGCGCTGCCTGTTACGGATACCAAATCGCAGCGGATCAAGCGTGACATTCAGGACCTGCTGCAGACCATCGGTGAGCCCGAGGCGCTCCGACACAGTGAGACACTGCGGGTCACCACTAAAGCCAAGGTCGATACGATCCTCAAGGATCTGACGGTTTTCGACATTTAACAATCACACACAACACCAACAACACAACCAATCCTAATAACGGGTGTTATTAGGAATCACACGAGAGGAAACGTAATGAACTACATGGAAAAAGCACTGGATATTTACGAAGTGGTCGAAGGCATCCTCAGCTACGGTCCGGGTATCACAACGCTGGTCAATGGCCCGATGGGGAACGGCAAGACGCAGGGCATATCCAGCCTACTGCGGGAGCGACTGCCCAACCATGACGTAATAGTCATTAACTGTGCAGGTATGCAGGACCAAGGCGATCTGTCAATGCCTGCCAACCTGAACGATCTCAAAGAGGAGAAGTTCGTAAAGTTCACGCCGCGCGCCGGGTTGGGGTTCGACTCCGAGCGTCCTGTGATACTTATCCTTGACGAGATTTGGAAGGCTCCGAAGTCGTGCCATAACACTATAGGCGACACGGTGAACGAGCAGAGGATGAATGACTACCACCTGCCGGAAGGTTCGTACGTGATTGGCCTGTCGAATCTGGAAGCCGAGGGTCTGGGTGATGAGATCGGTGCCCACCTCAACGACCGGGTAGTGGAACTCTTCATGAAGCCGTTGTCCGTGGATGACCTGCTCGTGTACGGCGCAGCCAATGGTTGGGACACCACCATGCTGACGTTCATCAAGGAGACTCCAGCAGTCACAGATATATTTTTAGAGCACGCAGATCCCGAGTCCAATCCGTACATCTACCATCCGCAGTCCACACGTAAGAAATTCTTCTCGCCACGTAGTGCGGAGCGTGCGTCTACGGTTCTCAAGGGTCGTGCCGCACTCGTGGACCGGATAGGTGTTACAAGCGCCAACCGCATCATATCCGCAGGGGTGAATGGTTCAGTGGGTGAGGTCGCTGGCGAAGCACTCATGGCGATGGTCCGACTGGGTGATGATCTCGTCTCGTTCGATCAGATCAAGGATGACCCCAATGGCGCTCCTGTCTCATCGAACCCCGCCGCCAACTACCTGTTGTTATTCAAGGCGCTCGCCGCAGTGGATCGTAGCTGGGTGGACCAGTGGATGACGTACATGTACCGACTCCCTGCCGAGGTGCAGATGCTGTTCATGATGATAGCAACGCGCAACGAACCCAAGGCGGGTACCGATGCTATCGACAAGTGGCGGAAGCGTCGTGATTTTGTATCCAGCGCCAAGGGTGCAGGTGACTGGCACATGGCTAACAAGCACCTGTTCGCATAAGGAGAGAACAACAATGGCACTTATAAATACAGCAATGAATGTTTCGCCCGAGCAGCGCATCGCTATGGCGAAGGCACAGATCATAGAGCATGAGGCGGCAGCAGGATGGAACGCTGTCGTCATGGTGGGGGAGGATCGGGTAGTCGAGGATGTGTCCACTGCCTGTACCGATGGCTACCTCGCGCTCTACGGCAGGGAGTTTATCGGAGGACTCAACGACGCGCAGTTGCGCTATCTGGTCTGCCACGAGAACGTGCATGAGTTAGGGCAGCATCCGTGGGTCTATAGATATTTAATGGAGATTGACGCACGTATAGCCAACATGGCGATGGACTTCTGGGACAACCTGTTTATCGAGGATACGTTCCGCGACTATCCGGGGTTTGTTGAGCGTCCATGCGAGGGGCTATGCATTGACGAGAAGTACCGGGGCTGGTCCGTGCCAGAGATCTTTTACGACCTGTACGAGCAGGGCGAGGGTGATGGCGAGGGTGATGGCGAGGGTGATGGCGAAGATGATGGCGAAGGTGGTCAGGGTGGGCGTGCAGGTAATGGCCCCAATACTGACGATGATGGTCAACCCGTACTTCTCGATGACCACGATTTCGACGGGCGTACGCCTGACGAAGAGGAGGAGATCAAGCGCAAGATCAATGACGCGATACGACAGGGTAAGTTTGTCGCAAGCAAGGTCAGTGGTCAGGCAGGGAAGCTGGACTTTGACGAACTGACGTTACCCAAAATTAACTACAGAGAGGTGATGCGGGACTTCACCCGTAGCACGATGCGGGGCAACGACACCCGTACGTTCCGCAGACCCAACCGCCGGTATCAGGCTCACAGAATATATCTACCGTCCGGTATATCGGAGCGGGTGGGTCCGCTGGTGCTCGCCGTTGATACATCGGCATCGATGTGGATGGACAACGTGTTCACCCGGTGCATGTCGGAAGTGGCTGGGATATGCAAAGAGGTCAAGCCAGAGCGTGTGAGCATCGCGTACTGGGATACCAAGGTGTGGCCGATGGAGCATTACGAGCCCAACGACTACGACAACATCGCCAAGACAGCCAAGCCGTTAGGCGGTGGTGGTACTACGGTGGCAGTGGTGCCCGAGTACCTTCGGGAACACAAGGTGAAACCTCAGGCTGTAGTTGTGTTCACCGATGGAGATATATACGACGGTGACTGGGGTAACTGGGACTGCCCGGTGTTGTGGGTGGTCATCAATAACAAAGACGCGCATCCGACTGTGGGCAAGGTAGTCCACGTCACCGATGCCGACATAATGCTTTAGGAGAGAGACATGAGAAAAGAATACCGAGTTATGTGGGTTGTTGAGGTCTCAGCGGAATCCGCTATCGAAGCCGCCATAGAGGCCAGAGACATTCAACTGGACGACGGTCAGTTCAATTATACGTGGGATGACTACCACCTCTTTGAGGTGCTGGAGGTTCAAGACGACGACATCCGAATACAGAAGGTGGTGGTAGAGCAGGATGAAGATGGGGGTTCCGTTGGGACACTTATCGAAGAACGATGGAGCATGGACTTCGACCCTGTCGCCTTCGGGCTGAGGAGAGCGACATGAATCACACATACGAAATCGAATTGACCATCGCGCACCTACCCAATTGGTTTGATCCTGATGGGGTAATGGACGAGGACGAGATTGAGCGTCTCATCGATCAGTGGGTGACACGCGCAGTGGAGTTGCTGGAGGCGAGCGGAGACACCGTTGCCTATTTCGGTGACGGCTTTGAAGACCGCGCATGGATGTTCGGGCAGCGTATCGACATGCCCCTGTGGGCAGAATCCATCATCACAAGCGTAGACGAGGAGTTTTGAAAATGATCCCTGATTATTTACTGGCTAGGAATCTCGACTACCTCAATGCTATGGCAGAGCGGGGTGGGTGGACGACCGAGGGGTACTTCTTCACCCGTGTATATAAGTTGGAGCGGATAGACGACAACCCCAGTAGCAAGTGGCACCTATGGTACGAGGATAGTCTCACAGGTGCCGTTGATTCCCCCCGAGGGTTCCGACTGCCACTCGCAAGGGAGGCCATGCATTACCGGCTCGACGCATATGTTGCTGGTTACGAGGATGCGCTACGGACGCAGAACCCCGGTGCGCTTGCCAAAGCACGAGAAAAAAATTCACACACAGAAGAGAGCATTTAGTTATGGGTATGGTTAACAACATTCTAGCAGCAGATCTTAAGTACCCAAGCACCCCTGTTTCAGATGCAGTACATGCGTCTAGGATTAAGTCACCTGCGTTCTGGGACGGTGACCCTTCATCCCGATGGAGCATCGAGTGGTTGAAGGAGATACTAGACTACGAGCACCGACACTCCCTGACGCATCCCCTACTTAACTGGATCTTGACCGACCGCATCGTAGATACAGTGTCGTTTATTTACCGTGCGTGTAACGTGGACGGACGCCTACGGGTTGTCCCAAAGTCTGGACTCCAAGGAGGGCCGACATCGCCGGTAGCATTTTCTGTCTACTTTGAAGGGCAACCTTTTACTGTTGCCACGGTGACAGTAGATGATCGGATAAATAATAAACGGTGGCAGGTCTACTCCCATCGAATATGCAACTACCGCTACGACCCCTCCAGTAGAGGGCACTACATTAACAGCACCGACAAGTGGAGCCGCGCACAGGAGATTCTGGCTAGAAATATACGCTTGGAGCCCGATGAAGCAATCGCGGCTCGGATGCTATACGACATTGACCGGGCGTGGGGGGCGAATAGATACGCGAACAAGAGCCTGTTGGGCGATGCTGTAAAAGATCTTCTTTTCGGGACGAAGGACCCCGACGCAGCATGGAGTTTCTATGACGCCACAAGGATACCTGTGTTTGATCTACCTCCCCTTAAAGAGTTGTACCACGCAATACAGGGGGGCTACGTCCCCTCAGACGGCACCTTAGCCGGTAAGTTTTCTAGGGTGCGGGAGTTGGAGCGTACCAGCGGGGCTCCCCCCGAGGCTATGACGTTTGTTATGTCCCGGTACCCCGAGGGCGCGAAGCTACTAGTGGTCAATAGGGTCAACGCTATGAACGCGCCTAATCAACCGCCGTCATTACTCAGACACCGCAGACAGTTAGTCTATGGGACGCGGAACTGGAACAACGCGGAGGACTGGAGCAAAGACATGGACTGGGCGCATACGTCCCGCCTCACTCAGAAGGTGGTCATTGATCCGGACGCGCCGTACCTACCGCAAGTGGCCCGACTACGTACGGTCCCGGTGGCACTGGTAGAAGTTTCTGACCTGTTGCAGCAGGTCCCTGTGTCTTTCCGTGACCGACTGCTACCGGTCTACTCCCTAGAGGATGAGACCGAAATGCCCGGTTGGGGCTACCGCCATAATGAGGACAACATGTGTATCTACGGGTCCCCGTACTAGTTGACACATTATGGTTGAGTCCGGTACGATCCACTACGTAACCTTCAACCCCGACAACATTACCGTTCGTACAACAACATTCGGTAGTGACGAGCAGGGGTTGAAGGATTACACAAACATTAATGATTTACCTGTATGGATGCATCGCGCAGTGGCAACACTGTTCGCAGTTCCTGAATCGTCTCAGCACCGGGAGATTGAGGGTATAGGTAGACGGCTCAGCGCAGATGTGTTCTGTGTTTACGAGCCAGTAGATCTCTAGGCCAGCCTGATTTTTCAGGTGTGTGAGCGGGTCCGCCCCACCCGTTGGTCAGAACGGGGCACTTCACATTTGATACCAGTTTTTGATACCAGTTCGGAGAGCAAGAAAAATGAATATAGACAGTCTAGTACTCAAGTCCCTCGTTAACGGTTTCTATACGATTCAGCGTAATCGCATTCAGATCGGTAACGCTGTCGTCGCTAACTTCAAGGACAAGATCGGGCAGGACCCCGGAACCAGTGAGGAAGAACTAGAGGTAGACGCGAAGCTGTTGCTGCAGAACCTGCGCCGTTCTTATACCCGCATAACGGATGGGGTAGCTCGCCTGACCCCACGCAATTTCAAACAGGACGGTCACATCTCGACGTTTTCGGAAATCGCCCTGATAGAAATGTATGACAGCCTGATGGAAGCGGAACAGGATGCGGAGAAGCGTATCCAACAGGCGGTCAAGGAGTTCCCAATATACAAGGTGTTCCTTGAGGACGTGAAAGGCTGCGGTCCGATGATGTCTGCTGTAATTATTTCACAGTTCGACATCCACAAGGCCGAGTACCCGTCATCACTTCACGCTTACGCCGGTCTCGATGTTGTCAACGGTAAGGGTCGTTCACGTCAGAAAGAACATCTCGTTGACCAGACGTACACCGACAGGGACGGTAAGGAACAAATCAAGAAAGGAATCTCGTTCAACCCATTTGTCAAAACGAAGTTGATTGGGGTGCTAGGTTCATCGTTCATTAAGACCGGGGGTCCATACCGCGAGGTGTACGATAATTACAAGCATCGTTTGCAGCACATGCCTGCCCACGCAGAAAAAACTAAGGGGCATATCCACAACATGGCAGTGCGCTACATGGTCAAACGATTCCTGACCGATTTGTATAAGGCGTGGCGTGCACTGGAAGGATTGCCTGTCGCCCCAGAATACTCCGAGGCCAAGCTCGGGATTACACACAAGGTAGCGTGATGGTCAGGACCACCTAGTCACCCAGAAGCATAGAACGAGTCATACGAGCGGAGTCACCCACCTGCATAGAACGAGTCAAAACGAGCGGAGTCACCCAAGGATTACAGAACGAGTCATATCGAGGAAGACACCCAGTGCATGAAAACGAGTCAGAGGGAAGGAAGACACCCAGTTTATGAGAACGAGTCAGAGGGGAAGAAGACACCCAGTGCATGAAAACGAGTCAGAGATCTATAGTCGCCCATTTGGCAAAAACGAGTCAGTGGTTCAGAGTCACCCGAAAGCAAACAACGAGTCACCAGACGATAAATAACTCAGACAACATAAACGAGTCATAGTTGGCTATTCACCCAATGAAGTTAAGCGAGTCATGAGAATTTAGTCACCCAATGAACTCAAGCGAGTCATTCCATCGCAGTCACCCAGTTATGTCGAACGAGCCATTACCGGCAAGTCACCCAACGCACACAAGCGAGTCACACTGAGTAAGTCACCCAAAACCTTGGAACGACGAGTCACTGAAGGGTAGTCACCCACGACACGGAAACGAGTCAGTCGAAACAAGTCACCCATGGATAGCTAACGAGTCACTGTTCCA